ATATCACAAATTTCAGGGTCTCCCCAAAGTGGCGAAATTTCAATACCTTTAACTAAATTAATAATTTGAGGTAATGAGTTTAAATCTGTTGATGTTCTAAAACGATTACCCGCAACTTGAGCCTCGGTTGCAAGACCCATTCTAATTAAATCTTGTGGTGTCAATGAAAACTCTCCAATATCAGACAAGTCAACATCCATAACAACAGTTTGAAAACCTAATGGTACCCCCATTATCATGTAATCCCCACTATCATTTGTTTTGGCTGTGAACTTATAATATCTGTCATATATTTCAACAGCGGTTGTTCCTGTCAGTACATCCAATCTTGATGGTATTGTACCTGTCGCTGCGTGAGTTGAGTATGATTTTTCGTAAGGTAAAAGATTGTATCTATAACCATCTTCATTTTTATCCGTTGGGGATTTGTACGGATATATACTTGAAATGATTGGGTTTGATTCGTCTACCGTTGTGATAGGTATGAATATTGACACCCTTGCGTTTGGTAATCCAAAACCATTGTTAGCGGTAACCCTACCAACAATGACTCCATAATCGGCACAACTTCTAATATAGACATCCTCTTGTTGTATTTTTAAAGATAAAATCTCTAACTGTTCAAACTCTTGGTCTAATTGTACGTTGATTGTTTTGTTAACCCCTAATTCAGTCCTTATTCTATATGATTGACCCATTAATGTCTTTAGTTAATAAATAGTTTATGCAGGATTTTTAAAGTGAACCCACACAATTAAATAATAATCCAAAGAAAAAATAAATAAACTTGTTAAGAAAAAGTAATTGATTGGAAGTTCTTAACCGAAACTCTAATGTCTTTACCAGGGTATCTAATCTGATACACTTGTGATGGTTGAGCAAAAATAGTATCGTCAACAGGACTAATAAGTTTTAATTCAGGGTCTGAATATTCCATAGATGTTTCAGCGGATGAATATTGACCACCAACTTCATTAAACACATTTAAAGTTGAAACGGTTAATACACCATTTGTATTTTGAATAATACTCCTAATTTCGGATAGATAAACATTCTGACCTAATTGTCTTGATTGAGGGTTAAAGTATGCAGATATTTTATCAATAACACTTGAAATGACTTGTCCTGAGTTTTGGGCGGAATCTAATACAATTGCAACATCAACACTCAAGTCAATAACCTCAGCACTGAATATTGAAATATAATCATTCATCATTCGGTAGTTTGATAAATAATTTGCAATGTTTTGTCTCAAAGTATTTGAAACGATATTGGTTAATTTACCCGAAGTGTCATAAGATAATATTTGAATTAATATCTTGTTATCATTTTCTGTGATAGATACTTTTGCAGGTGCACCAAACTGAGCTGGCATGTTTCTAATAATTGACTCATAATCCTGTACGGTAACCGCTCTCTTTTGAGCCGCAAAGTTAAACGATACATAGTTTCTAATTTCTTCTAATGATGGAATGCCCGCTCCACCTACCGCAGCAGTTACGTTAACACATCTTAATGAATTAACTACCGCTGAGTTTGTTGTCTCAGATGGACCATTAACAAAGAATGAAACAGTACCAATTTGATTGATTACGTTTGTTCCTAAGTTTGTTGCCAATCCACCACCAACTCTATATTGAATAAACAATGTTGAATTTGGCGTTAATGTTGAACCTAATGAAAAATTGTTAGAATATTTTTGAAGTTCTAATGTTGTACCTAAAGTTGTAAACTGATTCAATTGGTCTTGAGCCGTATTTGTACCACCACCAAATGTCATTTTCTTAAATCCTTCAGGGGTATATTCGGTAATAAATCTATCTTGAGTTTGGATATACTTACCAACTTTAATACCAGGTTGGTCAGAAACTTTTGCAGGGTCTTCAATAAAGACTCTATCTTCGGCTAAGGCGTCCACTTCATACCATCTATTATCAACACCTAAAAACTCCGCAGTTGTTGGTGTGTTTGTATATTGTGTACCATTCTTTAATAACACACTTGTAATACCTAACACATTTTTTTCAGGTAAAAATAATTCAAAGAATGGTTTAACATCATTGGCCCCAATAACTCGTTTGAATACCTTCGTAATACCATTTACAACAATTTCTCTTTTTGTGATTGTATAATTAACTAAAACATTATTTGAGTTAAAGTTCGGTATTTTTAATCTATTTGGAAAACCTTGAGAATTATATGGTGAAGCAAAATCAATGTCATAAACATTTTCAAAAACAATTCCAGCACCAACAACTTGTGAACCTCTTGTCAATGTTCCAAGGTATCTTTCATCTTCTTTATCACCAAAAGCAGGAACTGTAATTGAGAAATCAACTAAAGCAACTGATGGTCTTTGTCCTGGTAATTTTAAACCGTAGGTTCTGGCAATGTTATAAACTGATGACCTTTGTTGAGCATATTGTAAAACAGTCTCCTGAATACTTCGGTCAATGTTATAATGTAAGTTATCTGCAATCGCAGCATTTAAATCAATGAATACGGAGAAGACCGAAGCATCGTTAAAGTCTTGGATTAAGTCAGGATAGTAAGTTTTGGTATAATTTAAGAGCTCGGTCCTGATTGACTGATAATCCCTAGATGCGTATGATATTCTGTTATTTGCCATTTGTATTAAATATTTATAATTACAAAATCACTCTGAGCATATGTCGAACCATTTGTTGAGTAATCTAATCTTATTTTTGCTGTGTACTCTGAAGTACCTTTGCCAGGGAATCGGTAAATTGACGATTCACTTGTTCCTACAACGTTTTGACCTGTGGCAATGTCCACTTCTTCCTGTGGGTCAGCAGGTGTAATACTTAAACTATTAACCAATAAGTTTGGCATAAAAGTTTCAATTGCATCTCTGATGTCAGATTCAATAGCATCAAAGGTAATACCATCAAAAGGCTCAAAAAGAAATTCATATAATCTTGTACCAAATTGTGGTAAATAATATCTTGAACCCTTCCTTGTCAACAATAACAACATCAAGTCAGCTTTAATTTCTTGCGACTCTAATTCCGTTAATTGTAAGTAATCCCCCCTAAAAGAATCTCTGAAGGGAAAATTTATACCATATGTAACACCATTAGCCATTGTTTATAAATATAGTAGTATTTCCTTTTTTGTGAGCAGGAAAATAAGGACAATGTCTACAACCTGAACCACAACAAGAACCTCTTTCTAAATGGAATTCTTCGGTAAAGACATATTTTCCATCTTCCATATAAAATGAAGAAGGGAGAAGTTTTACCTTCCCCCCCTTATTTTTATTGTTATTATTAATATTACTTGATTTCACAAGCTCCACCAGCACAAGCCAATTCTCCGCTCAAATCAGTGTTATCTTGTAACTCAATAACTTTACTTAAATCAATTGAGTGAAGTTTTGCAAATAATCTTTCAAATTCTTCTTCAGTACAATCTTCAAATGGTGCTTGAATATAACTACCACCATCATAAGGTAATACAGATAATCCATTATAGAAATCTCTGTTTTCCCACATCCAATCTCCCGCCAATTCCCAATCTTCAGCCTTTAAACTGATAGTTGCAGATACGTTGTGACTGTTTGAACCAGTTCTGTGACCAGGTCTAACCCACTCTTGTGTAATTTTCTTAACACGTTCTAACAATTGGAAAGGACTTTCAGTTCTCAAAATTGCTCCTTCAGGTGCTTTTTGTGGAACCGAAATAACTGCTGTGTCATGTGGACGGAAGAATTCATCTTCAACTAGTTCAGGGTGATTTGTCACCAAGTAATTGTAGATTGCCTCATTCTTGCCAACACGTACTCTACGGATGTAGTAGTCGTTGTGCCAAGCGTGAATACCTGATGATGTTCCCAACGTCAATGAAGTTGTTCCCGCAGGTTTTACAGTTGTCATACGAGCTGATTTGTTAATACCAATCAATTCAGCAACTCTTGTATTTTCTTCTTTAACCGCTTTTGCAGCTTCTTTCATATTATATCCTAAAACCACACCTGAACCAATACCTGTCATAGACACACCAATCAACGCATCTTTTTCAGTTGTTCTTCTCCAAATGTCTCTCAAGTAATGAAAGTCAGTGTAACCCGCTTGAAGTGTTCCGATGAACGCCGCAGCTTTAACACGAGCATTTAAGTCTTCTTGTGATTCAATGTCAGAAACATTTACCTCACATAAGTTACAGAATTGGTTTGGTCTCAATGCGATTTCACAACATGGGTTTGTTCCCCAATCTTTATCGTTTGTAAAATAGATACCAGGTTCACCTGCTCCTGACGCTTCAACACGTTTCCATAAATCCATAAAAAATTCTTTTGTAATCTTGTGTCTAACAAGTGCTGCTGAGTTGTTTGCTCTACCTCTTTGTGGATTTTTTTCCCACCAAGAACCTGATTTACAAGAAATCATTTCGTTGTCGTCAGCGCTGAATAAAGAGATAAGTGCCGCTCTACGGATACCACCAGCTAACACAGCATCTGCAATATGACAAACCATATCATGAACTTCAATTGGTGTTAATTTTTCACCGTCTTCTTTTGAGTCCAACATACCTTTTAATTTATGTATACAATCTTTCAAAGGTTGAGGACCTGGTGCTTTACCACCTGATGTTACAAGTTGAGCACCTTTTGGTCTGATGTCAGAAAAATCAAATTCAGGTGTTGATAACTGTTCTCCAAAATAAGATTTGAACAATACTTTAATTGCGTCTGCCCATCCTTCAATAGAGTCTCCAATTAAGAATCGTCTTGACCTATTTGATTTTGGTTTTCTAATCTCAGGTAATTTTTCAACGTGATGTTTTTGAACTGAATACCCAACACCTGTACCACCTAATAATAGGAACATTGACTCAGCAAATGCATCCAAGTGGTCGATAGGTAAGTAAGCACAGTTGTAGATTCTGTTTGGAGAAATCTCAATTGGTTTACCACCAAATTGCATTGACCTCATTGAAGGTAATACCTTTTTATCATATACCATTTTGTATACTTCTTTAATCTCATTTTTTAGAGATGGGTATTTTTTAATATGCATTTCCATATTACGGGTTACCAATTCCTCCCACGTTTCTCGTCTGTTTAGTTCAGGTACGAACTTAGCGTACTTCATGTAAACTGTTAAGTCTGACAATATCTTTTGTGATGCGTCCATAATTTTTGTTTATTTTATTTTATTGTTTTTGTTCTTCTCTTTGTTTTCTCTTTTCTAAGAGTTCTTTAACTCGGTCACGTTTTCTTTCTTCTTGTTGTTCACCAAAACCTAAGAAGGTTACAGATGACTCTGTATCAATTTCAAGTAGTTCGTTGTTAAACTTACAGTTCTCAAACACTACTCCATCTTTACCAATACGTGATTTGGTAATAGCAATTGTTGCCAAGTTCATTTCTTTTTGTTGTAAAGTTTTAGCCACGGTAATGATAACGTGTCCAACTTGTGCTTTCTTAATAGAACCACCCATTTGGTCGGTGGTAACAACCTCAGAAGATATAGAGCTTCTGTTACCCTGTGTTGCTGTCCATCCAACTAATGATAGTTCGTGACACATCGCTTCAAAACCTCTCATTACTGAACCCTCAGCTTTCCATTCATCTTTACTCGAACTTTCAGGAACCACACAATCAATATAGTCCAAAAGAACCAAGTCAATCTTTGTACCATCAGCAATCATCTTTCTGATTTGGTTTTTGATTTGGTTCATTGTCATTGAATCTGAAGGAAGTTTTTTCATAATTAACTCGTTCTTCATTGTTTCTTTGATGTCTGTAAGTTTAGCCATGACCTCTTCTTTATGGTTTACCAAGTTGTCTGGTTCAATACCTGTCCAAAGTGTGAAGTGTTTACGTTGTACAATCTTTGGGTTGTCCTCAAAAAATATTTGAAGAACATTATATCCAAGATTAAACGCAGTGTTCGCAATCTTTGTTAAGATGGTAGTTTTACCGACACCTGTAGGTGCTAAGATAACACCAATTTCTCCTTTAGCCAAACCACCTTTAAGTAATCTGTCAATACCTGGTATTCCTAATGGAATTGGGTGTCTAAAATCTTCATCAAGTACTGTGTCAAGGTTAGAAAATACATCAGTTGTACCCGTGTCTTTTTCCCCAACCTGTAATGCTTCACGAACCAAACTCTCAACCTTGTCATAAGATTCAAAGTCTCCTTCGGTAATAATCTTTTGGGCTTTGTCCATTGCCTTTTGTAGTTCTTGTTGTTTACAGAACTTCAAAGCCTTTTCTTGAACAAACTGAGTCCCTTCAAATGGAGCGTCTTTTACTTGTTTGATGGTGTCAAGGACAATTTTTGCAACTAATTCTTGTGAAATTTCAGATTTTACAATCTGTTCAAGAGTATCGAAATTAGGGGTTGATTGGTATTTGGCGTGGTACTCCTTGGTCATTTGCAAGATAATCTTGAAGTATTTGTTATCAAAATAAGAAATCTCAATTACATCCATAATTGATGTTGAAAATTCTTTATCCACGATAAGTTGGTTTAAAAGTTGTATTTGAAATGTATTCCCTAAGTAGTCAAAGTTCTTGTTCATATTGTAATTTGCGTTCGTCTGTTTAATTAAATATTCACTTGTTTAGGTCAAAGTCCATATATTCCAAACTTAATTTTTGTTCGGAAAAAATGTCAGTTAATTCTCTTAACGTGTTCTTTAAAAATGGTCGTACGTCAACGGTATAACGAACTTTTGGTGGGAATGTTTTTCCATCAAAATATCTATGACAAATTGTCTGCTCTCCGATTTTGATGTAAATGTTAAATTGTTCGCTACCTTCAGTAAACGATGTGTCCATAATTGACGGGTCACTCAAAATTGCATCCATGTTGTCCATCATATAAACAACTGTTTTCATTTTCAAGTAGTACTCAATCTCGTCTTTAAATTGTCGAATAAAGTAGTATAATTCCAAGGAGTTTTTTGCCTTTGGGTTATACCCTTTAACATTAAAGAATCTTTGAACAACGATGTTATCGTTCAACGTCAGTAAGAATTCCATTTTGGTGCTGTCTTGTTCTTTCATAATTAATTTTTGTTTGTATTTCTTTTTTCTTTTCTTGTTAATTTCATAAATGGTTTGAGGAAGTTAACCCAAGCTTCATCGTTCTTGGGTAGATACTTAAAGAGACCATCTTCCATCATCATTCTCATTAAGTTTTTATAACCCCTATCTGTGGGGTCTATACTGTCTGTCAAAATTTGTTCAACTAATTCTTTTCCATCGGAAGTGATTAAAGGGTTTGTAAGGTCAACTATCTTTTTGTTTGTGGCATAAAACTCTTCACCAAGTATAGTTGATTTTGTTTTGCCAGTCAAAAGATTTGTAAATGTTTTTGAAGGTTTGTCTTGCTTGATGTTTCGTGCATAATCCAAGATTTCTTCCATAGTGCAGGGTTTCTCCTGCACCTGAGGGAAAAACTTAACTAATGTTTTTTCTCCAAGTCCCTGAATACCTTCAATATTATCTGATTTGTCCCCCGTGAATATCTTTGTCAACAATACATTATAGTGAGGTATGTCTACCTTGTTCAAAGATATCATATCTCCGTTTTTAAAGTACTGTTTTGTGATTGGTGAATAGATTGTCACATTCTCAGAGATAAGTTGTGTAAGGTCCTTGTCTGCGGAAAAAA